CAATATCCTGAAACGCCAATATTTGAGCCAATTAATTTCACCACGAAAAACTTTACGTTGGTCAGCACAAGCTTATCTGGGCGTACTCAGTCTCGAAGCATAGGGGGCCAAAGATGGGAGTTTAGTGCTTCATACTCCAGGATAACTAGAGAAGAATTTGCACCTGTAATGGCATTTCTTATGAAGCAAAGAGGTAGAAAGGAAACTTTTACAATAAAATTGCCGCAAATTGGGCAAAAAAGCGGTGCAGTAGAAGGAACCGTTCGCAGCAATCTTACAACAACATTATTAGCTGGATCGACAACTTGCGCTGTAGATGGTATTACTAGCGGTACTTTAAAGGCAGGAGATTTATTTAAATTTGCCAATCATACGAAAGTCTATATGATCACCGCTGATCTTTCTTCTGACGGTAATTTAGAGTTTGAACCACCATCAGTTTCTGCCGTTCCTAATAATACTGCTATTACAAAAAATAACGTACCTATTTCAGTTAAGCTGGAGAGCGATGTCCATTCTTATAAGCTTGGGTCTTCTTCTTTGCTAGACTTTGAAATTGACTTTATAGAGGCCACGTAATGCCTAGAGGTATAAATTCCACAACAATCAGCGCGCTTGAAGGGGATTCCTTCAATTTAGTAACTTTAATTGAATTTCAATTCAGCACTCCAGTATATATAACCGATACTGGTAGAGATGTCGTAACTTTAGGTAACACCTATACGTCTAGCAGTCATTTTGTCGGTGTTGATGCTCCGCAAGAAACTCAAGAGTTAAGGGTTAATACTGTAAATATTACTTTATCGGGTGTTGATCCTTCATTTAATGCTATATTTTTAGCTGAACAATCTAATGTTTCAACATACTTAGATGTGGTGGTAAAGATTCATAGGGCTGTTTTAAATAATACAGGCAGTGTCGTTGGCGCTCCATTTATGATATTTCAAGGATTGATTACAGGATATAGTTTAAATGATAGCCGAGATGATAGCACTTTGACTGTTGAGTGCGCTTCACACTGGAAAGATTTTGAAAAAGAACATGGACGCAGAACAAACAACAATTCTCAAAAAGTGCATTTTCCTAATGATAAAGGATTTGAGTTTGCTGCTAAGTCAGTTAAAGATATGAGATGGGGTAAAAAATGATACTTATTGCTATTGCTGTTGGTGTTTCGGTTGCGTCTTATGTAATGGCGGTTCAGGCACAAAAAAAAGCAGAGAAAGCAGCCAAAGACATGGCTGGAGTGCTTGTAAATAAAGAATCAAATGTTGAGCCAATACCAGTTATTTACGGTGAACGCAGGGTAGGTGGAACTCGCGTATATATGGCTACACAAAACGCAGATGACGGAGATGATATACCTAACGAATATTTGTATATGTGTTTGGTTCTATGTGAGGGGGAAGTTGAATCTATAACTAATTTGCAGATAGATGGTAATGACATTACCGACTTTAAATATTCTAGTCTTGTTGATTACAATGTTTACACTGGTACAAATAATCAAACTGCTGATCAATATTTAAAAGACTCTGATTCTAGTTGGACAAATGCTCACAAGCTAAGTGGTGTGGCTTACGTTGCTTTACGTTTAAAGTGGGACGAAACAGCTTTTCAGGGTGTTCCAACTATTACTGCTCTTGTTAAGGGTAGAAAAATATATGACCCAAGAAAAGACAGCACTAGCGTAGCTTACGATGCTTCTTTAGGTGTTAGCAGCCAAAGAAAAGGTCAAACAGCTACTTGGAGTTACAGTATTAACCCGGCTTTATGTATTAGAGATTATTTAACTAATACTAGATACGGAAAAGGTCTACCTCAAGACGTAATAGATGACGTTGCATTTGGATCTGCCGCAGAAGATTGCACGGAAATTATTACTCCTTTCTTACAAGCTGCTGCTATACCTTTGTTTCAATGTCACGCTGTACTACAAACTAGTAAAACTTTGTTTGAAAACATCGAAATATTACTTATGGGTTGCCGTGGGTTTTTGCCATTTAGTGAAGGTAAATACTCTTTAGTAATTGATAAAGCAAGAAACAGCACATTCGTATTTGACATTGATAATATGACTAGCGCCCTGCAAATTTCGGGTACTCCAAAAGATAAAAAGTACAATCAAGCTACTGTTAAATTTTCTAATCAAGAAATTGATTTTGAGCCAGACGAAGTAACATGGCCTAATCCAAATGGAACAACATCTGAAATTAATTCTTACAATCAGTATCTCACTGAAGATAACAATACTGAGTTACTCCTTAATGTTGATTTAGAAACAGTTAAGAGTCATTACCTTGCACGAGATTTAGCTCGCGTATTTGTAGAAAAATCACGAAACCAAAAAAGAATAGCTTTTAAAGCTACTAGTGACGCATTAAACGTATCTGTTGGTGACACTGTTACGGTAAAACACCCGACATTATCTCCTAATTTATCGCCTAAATTGTTTCAAGTTGAGGAAGTTAGTTTAAATTATGATGGCACTGTAAGTGTCTCTTTAGTGGACTATATAGCTACTACTTATAGTTACAAAACAGCTAACGTAGAGCCAGATAATTTAAATCCAAACTTTCCAGACCCTTTTGCCGTAGCTTCACCAGGCACATTAACTTCGGTAGCTGATAGTTTTATAGGTGCTGACGGAAGTGCCATACCAAGAATAACCGTAACATGGGTTGCCGCTAATGATGCTTTTGTTAATGGGTACAATGTAGAGTGGAAGAAAGCCTCAGAAGGCAATATTGCTTATCGTTCTATTAGAGTTGTTGGTACAAAAACAGAATTGCCTGATATAGAAGTTGGCATTTCTTACGATATTAGGGTTAGTTCTGTAAACGCAATGGGTGTTACCAGCGAAGCTGTTACTACTACTACAGCCGGTGTTGGAGATACTACCGCGCCTGGAGTTCCTACAAACCCGCAAGCGACCGGAGCATACAAATCAATTCTCTTAACTTTTGTAACGCCCACAGCAACTGATTTATCTCACGTTAATATCTATCGTTCTAACACAGCAAATGGCACTTACAGTGTCGTGGCTACTGTATCTTGCAGACCAAAAAATGTTAATGGAACTTGGACAGCCCAAACAGAAGAATTTATAAATGGCGGATTGGCTAGTAACACACAATACTTTTACAAACTGTCTTCTGTAGACTTTAGCGGCAATCAATCTTCTCTTACGTCTCAAGTTAATGCCACTACTGATGCTGTAGCTCTTGATGGGCAGTCAACATTTCAAGCCTCAGTGTACAAAAGGTCTGCAACTGCTCTTACGGCTCCATCGGGCGGTGGCTTTAACTTTGGAACTAACTCTTTAACACCGCCAACTGGGTGGAGTAAGAGTGTTCCTACAGGTACTTTACCAATCTACACTTGTACATATCTGTTTAAAATAGTTGGGGACACAGGAACTGACACTGCTAATACTTGGTCTATTCCTAATATATTAGCTGAAAATGGCGCTCCAGCGACAAGTACATTTACATTCAATATTTACAAAAGAAAATCAGGTACAGCCCCTCCAACCCCTACAGGTGGTAGTTACAATTTTGGAACTAATGCAATTGGCCTTCCTGGAGGTGGGTGGTCATCTACAGTGCCTAGCGGGACAGACCCTGTATATCTGTGTACTACTATTGCAACTACTCTTGGACCAACAGGGGTAGATAGCCCATTAACATGGTCTGCACCTTCTATACTTGTAGAAAACGGTGAAAGTGGCGCTCGAAGCGCATCAGGGTATTTGTATTATCAAATTGTGCAAAACGCAACTCCTCCAACCCCTACAGCTAGTGGGTATAATTTCACTACTGGAGTATTTAGTGATTTAGCAAACAACTGGCAAACAGAGCCAGTAGAGACAACTGTTGCTGATGGAACTTATTGGGCTTCATATTACTTTATTACTGAAGATGAGCTAGGGGGTACGCAATCTCGTGATTTTAACGCTCCATTTAAAAGTGTTGTCTTTGACGGTTTAGTTACTTTTACCAACCTTAATCAAGAGCTTGCTAAAGCTGAGGGCGTTTCAGACATTACCACAATTAATGGTGGTCTAATAACCACTGGCAAAGTTAAGGCTAACCGCATAGAGATAGACGATGTAACTCTTGACACCGTGAATATTGGAGGCGTTCCCACTTTAGTTATTAAGGCAGAGGGCGTTGACACAATACACATTGAAGATAATGCAGTAACTATTCCGGTTGTTTCTAATACAGTTGGAACGGTTTATGAGCATTTTACAGACCCAACGAAGTCTGGCTCTGAATTGAATAACACTAACTTCACTGTAGCTCTGAGAACATTTAAAACGCCAATAATAGGAAGCACTAAATGCACACTCACAGCTCAACAGTTAAATATAAACGTAACTTCAGGCAATACTCCTGTTCTTATTAACTTTACAGGAACTATTTTAACCAATATGCGTGGCCCTGTTGATGGTGATAACTTTATTTACTTTGAATTGCTGCGCGGTTCTACAGTTATAAAAAGTTTTTTTCATGGTGAGGCTGCTACTTCAGCAGGATTTCTGTCACAGGAAGACCATAATTACAATACAGCTATTGAACGTCAGGCGTGGCTTGAGCGCAATGGATTACTTCTTAATATGTCACACGTTGATGACGGCGCGCCGTCAGGCACTAATACTTATAAATTACGCTATAGATGGCTTGCAGAAGATACATTTCCATTTTTTGATAATCATCATAGCCTGAGAAATAATTGCACGATGACGGCAGTGGAGCTGCAAAAATGAGTAATTTTATTATTTATAATAGTGATGGCAAAATACTTCGTACAGGTTCATGTCCTGCAAGTCATGTTGAAATCCAGGCAAATGACGGTGAGTTTGTTATGTCTGGTGACGCTGACGACAGTTTGCACATGGTTGTGGATGGACAGGTTGTTCAGCAGCCTGACCCAGAGCCGCTCGCAGATGAAGTTTTAATCCGTATATGTCAAAATGACATTCGCAGGCAGCGAAATAAATTATTAGCAGCTACAGATTGGAATCAAATGCCAGATAGCCCATTGGCTGATGAAAAAAAAGCCGAATACGCTGTATATCGTCAAGCTTTGCGAGACTTACCAAGCGTATATGAAAATGAAACAGATATTGATAACGTGGTCTACCCGACCCGACCAGAGGCATAGCATGGACATTTATACATTAGTCAAAGGCGACTCAGCACCACAAATCAAAGCTACTGTAACCCGTGAAGACGATGGTTCAGTGGTAAACTTTGCAGGTGGAGTTGTACGATTAAAATTTAGAAAAAAAGATACTACTACAGTCCTTTTTACTTTAACTGGCATTAATGTCGATAGTAACTATGCAAATGGCATTGCTATATTTGCTTTTGCTTCAGGCGATTTAGATTTAGATGCCGGTTATTACCAAGGCGAGATTGAAATCTCCTACTCTAGCGGTTCCGTTGAGACAATATATGAAATAATGGAATTTTACCTGCGAGATGATTTTTAATGGCTTATGTCAAGATTGCATACAAAAAAGCAATAGCCTCTATAGCTTATCAAAAAGCTGTAGCTTCTATTGTATTTCGTAAAGCAATTGCATCTATTGAAACTGGCTTATTTTTGATAAATAAGTCATTTACTGAAACAATAACAACTGTAGATGCTTTTTTCCCAGGCATAGGAAAAGTATTTAGTGATACAATCACTGCAACAGAGCAAAAAGATGTATCATTCACAAAAACTGCATCTGATTCTATAACCGCAACAGAGTCTCAGGTGAGAAATGTAAGTAAAACTGTTGTTGATACGCTTGCCACTTCAGAGAGTGGGGTGATTGTAATGCAGGGATATTGTGACTTTACTTATTTCGATGACGATTATGTCGGGATAAAACAGACTTTCTAAGAGGCTACAAAATGATTAATGATAATCTAAGCGTTAAAGGTGAAGTAGTTATTACGCTTACCGATGAGAACGGAAACCTAAAGGCTAGGCAAGAAATCAATAACCTTGTTGTCAACACAGGTAAGGCTTTTATTTCCAGCAGAATGATTGGCACTGCCTTGGGTGTAATGTCGCACATGGCGTTAGGTTCTGGCACTACTGCTCCAGCGCTTACTGATACCGCATTAGAATCGCTGTTAGGTACAAGAGAGATTCTGGACTCGTCTACAAATCCCGCATCTGGCGTTATTATTTATACGTCTACTTTTGAAGCTGGTGATGCAACTGGAGCAGTTACAGAGGCTGGCATTTTCAACGCTGCAACATCAGGGACAATGCTTTGCCGCACCACTTTTGATGTTATCAATAAAGGCGCGTCCGATACTATGTCTGTTACTTGGACAATTACAGTTTCATAAGGTGTTTAAATGTCTACTATAGTTACCAGAGCTGGGAAAGGCTCACCGCTTACGAATACAGAAGTAGATGCTAACTTCACTAATCTTAATGCTGACAAATATCAGTCAGGCGATAGTGCAGTGCTGAACGATTTGCGTATTGTTGACGGTTCGCCAAGGGTTACGCTAGAAGATACAGATGGCACTAGCCAGAAGCTAGAGCTAGCGCAAGTGGGTGGAAATACTATTTTCACATTGAGAAATGGTGATAGCCATGGCTCGCTAGATTTTAAGTCAACTAATGGCAGTGTTACTCGCTCAAGGTTTAAGGTTGCTACTGATGGCGACTTTAACTTTTACAACAGTGTTGGCACTACAAAAATGAAGTGGGATGCCGTGAACGCTAGGCTTGGCATTAATACTAATTCCCCTAGCAGGGAGCTAGAAGTAAATGGCAAGGCTTATGTTGCAGATGGAGTCTATGTTGGCGGGAATAATGCTTCCAATCTTTTAGATGATTATGAAGAAGGCACATGGTCGCCAGCGTATACAGCACAAACCACTAGCCCAACATATACGGCAGATAACCGAACGCAAGGTTACTACACCAAGATTGGAAACGTGGTTACAATCTCAGGTAGGCTGCGAACTGACAGTATTACAAACAGCCCTGCTGGGTTTTTGAGGTTGTCAGGCTTGCCGTACAACGTAGCTAATACGTCATTTAGCAAGCAATCTGGCGCGCTAGTTATTGGCTCGGCAAATGAATTTAACGCTAACTATTTTCCACATAGCGGATACCCTGTCCAAAATACAGACTATTACGCTATCACTTTTCGTGCAACTTCAAACGGAGAGCTGAGCGATTTAGGCTCAGGTAACGCTCTACAGACTGGTGTTGACGACACTAATGAAATTGTTTTTTCTGCTCAATACTTTACAGACGCATAGGTTAAAAAATGGCACTAACTAAAGAAAGCATTATTGATAAGATAGAAATTGTAGGTGTGTTCAAAGCCGTACAGTTACGCACCGCAACCATAATCAAAGAAGATGAAACAGAGTTAAGCAGAAGTTTTGACCGCAAAGTTATATCGGCAGGTGATGATTACTCTGGCGAAACTGCGGAAGTACAAGCTATTTGCTCTACTGTA